ATGAAAAGTGAGCGAGAGTTAACGCGCCGAGAGATGCGTGAAAAAATGCTTCAAGAGCGATCGGGTGGGGAAAGCTCTTTTTATCGTGGCCGAACAATTTCGGGTTATCAAAAAGAGCAGTCTGAACTTTCAAAAAATCGAAAACTGGTAATTCGCCGGCGTAAATTGGGTGCATTTTTCTTGGGGCTTGCTATTTTTTCAATTCTTGTTTTTGTATTCTTACTTCAATTTATCGCTAAAATTGCAGTGAGTTCAGATATTTCTTCGAAAAAGAATTTCAAAAAATATGAAAAATCGGTAGAAAAGTATTTAGATGCGAACCCGAGTGAGAGGTTTTCTTTAAATTTGAATAAGTCCGCCCTTCTTGAGAGTATTCAAAAGGAAAATCCAGAGGTTTTTGGGATCTTGAGCGTTGAATTGGCTGGAATAGCCTCGTATAATTTTAAACTTTCTTTTCGAAAACCGGTAGCCTCTTGGTGGGTTGATGGTAAGGAGTTTTTTGTTGATTCGGAAGGTGCTTCATTTACCGAAAATATGTTTAGTGAAAACCCTAAATTGAGTATAATTGACGATAGCGGTGCTATGGTTTCGAGTGGAAAAAATGTTGCTGGAAGTAGTTTTTTTAGCTTTGTTGGAAAGTTGGTTTCATCTGCGAATTCTCAGGGGCTAGAAATTGTTAAAATTCGAATTCCTCCCCTAAGTTTGCGTCAGATTGAGGTTTCGGTAAAGGGTGTTAAATACTTTGCGAAAATGTCAACTGTTGGTTCGGCAGAAGGGCAGGTTTCTAATTTTAAGGCAGCTGTAAATTATTTTTCAGTACACAAAAAAACTCCAAGCTACATAGACCTCAGAGTTGAAGGTAAGGGGTATTATAAGTAGTGAAGGGTGTGTTATGTTCGTTTTTTGTTCTATATAAAATACGGAACGCTAATAGAATTGAAAAAACTATATTATAATATTAAAAAATAAAAAAGTCAAATTGTCAAATTTTAACAGAATAGGGGATATTTAGAAACGAAAAAACAAATTATTTCGGCAAGTTTTATTTATCTGTTAAAGTTTATGATTAACTCTATTAGTTTTTTGTATGTTAATATCTTGAGTTAATCTCCTAATACTTTTATATAAAATAATTATTGATTTTTTTCGCATAAAATAATTTACTACTATTTTATGACTTTATAGGATATATATAAAAAACCTCTTTCTTATATATAAAAACATATAAAAATGTCGTAAAAGATATATTGTGCGACACATCTTGTATTTCTTTTTTGAGTATGCTAATATGTTTTCGTAAATACGAAAACATAATTTTTTTAAGGAGAAAAAATAACTATGCAAGAAAAAATTTTAAATCAAGATAATATTATTTCAGCTGTTGCCCGTGTAGCACTTCGAACTCAAAAATCTGAAAAAACTGGAAATTACTTTACGATCCTTACTCTTCGTTTTAAGAACGGTTTAGAAATTGATTATTTTGTAGATAAAAAAGATAAATTCGGACTTATGGACGCTATAAAATCAATTTCGCAATCTGATAAAATCGAAAGCATCTTAAACGAGGACTAACAGCTTATGTGAAAATTAAAATGTTAGTCCAAAATCGCAAACAAAAAGCGAACAAAAATAAAATCAATATTAACTTTAAAAAAGGAGATGAAAAATGTTTGAACATTTTGGAACAATCAACTTCCCAGAGAATTTGAACACTCAAATTATTACTGGAATTGAAAGCGCATTTTCAAACGGTTTGACTTTCGTTGCCCCTATTCTTGTAGGTATGGTAGGTATTACTATCGTGCGAAAGGTTATCAACCGCGGAAAGAACGGACGAGTTTAGTCCCCTGCTTTCTTTAAATCCTGAGCAAGATTCAAAACTGCTCAACTTTAACAATAATAATTTTAATTTTAGAATTAAATTAGCTTAAATTGTAAGAAAATAAAAGTGATTCGCACATTTTAAATTTAGTTTATATTTTTATTGTTTTATTTACGGAACTCCCCCCTAAATATTTCACCTTTATAAAGATTTTTTCATAATCACTTTTAAAATCTTTTAAGCTTATTTAATTAGAAAGAAAATAATGGTTCAAAATATATCATCAAGCGAAGTAATTAACATTATTTTAGATCTTTTTTCAAAAGGTTTTATATTTTTGCTACCAGTTATAGGCGTTTTGGCTGGTATTCATTTGATCTATTCTATGGTTATGAACGTGCTATTTAGAGATAGATTATAAAATAGAGTTTGTGTGTTAGTTTAGAGGATTTTTGTTTATGAAAGATGTTTATTATTTTACACCACTTCACAATAAATTTGTGAAATTTGATGATATAACTTGGCTCGTTATAATTGCGCTAACTATTTTAGCATTATATATTATTAAAAATATGAAAGTTCGTCCTAAAAGGTAAATTATGAAATGGAAAATCTATTTTTTATTATTTGGATCAGTGTTATCGCTTGGTATTTTTACGACTTTCACAAAAACCGCCCACGCGATTGAAAGTTATAAAATATCGCCAGAAGACGATCGCACTATAAGGCAAAGGTTTCATTCTGCCTCATCAATTAAAGATGAAAAACATATTGATTTACATTATTATTTTTATGCGCAAAATAACTATTCCGAAAACTTGAGAGTAATTGCTTATATTTGTGATTATAAAGCAGATTATTATGATGACAGAACTTTAACTTCTATTCCTAATTGTGGTCTATCAATGGTACAAGAAGGCGGAAGATTTAAAATTAAAATTGACGCTGGTTATTTTATGGCCTTAGATTATAGCCGTAGAACTCAAAAAATAAATACAAGCTATATCAGTACCAATACCGCATATAATATGCCCTTATATGAAATTGCAAGTTTTACTGATCAAGATTTCGAGAACGGCTTAACTTTACTTGGTGGTTCAACTTTAAAGGCTAATAACTGGAACAGAAATGAGGGTGGATTTTTAGTCGATCCAGTTGGTGGAAATTCTAACAATTCTAATAGTTCGAACAATTCAGGTAATAATAGTGGTGGTTTTGATATTTTCGGAGGAATTAAAGCATTTTTTCAGCCAATGATCGATTCAATCACGCGAACTCAAAAGGCTGTTTTAGGTATTTCAGATACTATTATAAACGGTATTAAAAACTTATTTAGTAGTTTAATAGAATCAGTTAAAAATATTTGGGATTTTCTTGCAAATTTCTTTACTAAATTAGTTGAAGAGTTGGGAAAATTTGTTAAGTGGATTTTCGTTCCTGAAAGTGATGTTTTGACAAAACAGATCAAAGGTTTTACTGATCTTGTAGATTTATCTTTTCAGCCTTTAAAACAGACTTTAGGTATAGATTTTGTTGATCCTATGTATTTAAATACAAATAGATGTAATGGTTCACCAATGGGATTAACTGGTAATGGAGATGGTAGATTTTCAGGTATGAACGGCTTTTCCGGTGTTATTGAAATAAATATTTGTAAAGTTCCAGCACCTTTAATATTTTTAGCAAGAAATTTATTCAGATTTTCGGTAATATTTGTTTTACTTAGAAGGTTATCAATAACCTTACCTATTGTTTTTGGTTCTCGTTATGTTTGGGAAAGAAGTGATAAAGGAGATAGTAAATAATGTTAGTTGATTTAATTTTAACACTTATTTTCGGTTTAATAAAAATCATTATTTTTGCACCAATAGCTATAATTCTTGAAGTTCTAAAACCTGTTTTGTTATTTCTTGGATCTATAAACTGGATTACTGATATTACAAGACCGGCTGTAAATTTATTTAGTTTCCTACTTGAAGATGAAATATTATTTAAATTTATTTTAACTACTTCAATTGTTTTAATTCCTTTTGAATTTGCTATATCTGTTGGTTGGTGGGTATTGTATAAAGTTCCGTTATTAGGTTTAAAGGATAAGTAAAGGAGTTAAAATGTCTTATCTATCATTTATTAAGAAAGAAGCGAAAATTCACTTTGATTCTGTTAAACAGAATTATATAGATTCAAAAGATAAAGAATTGTTTAGAGCTTCAGGTTTGACTGTATATTGTGGTTGGCAAGGTTCAGGTAAAACGCTTTCAGCCGTAAAACATGTTTATAATCTTATGGTTCGCTATCCTAAATCAATTTTAATTACGAATTTAGAGTTTAATAGTGATTTACCAAATAAAATTATAACTTTCAAAAATCACGACGATCTGCACCGTTTATTAGTTGAAGTAAATAATAATAAATATGGCGTTATCTACTTAATAGATGAAATACACACATATTTTAATGCTTTAGAATCTAAAGATATACCGCCTTATATTTTTACCGAAATTTCACAACAACGCAAACAGCGTAAAGCTATTATTGGCACTTCCCAGTTATTCTTGCGTATGGCAAAACCTTTTAGAGAACAGGCAAATTATTTAGTTATGTGTTCTACTCACGGTAATATATTCACTGTTAATAAAGTATATGATGCGCATAAACTAACAACTGATTATAGCGGTGCTTTAATTGGACACCCCGTTAAAATGGGATTTTTCTTCCATTCAGAAAAATTGCGAAATATGTACGATACCTTACAAAAAGTAGTATCAGGAAAAGCAGAATTTGAAGATTTTCAGGTTATTAATTTAGAACAGAAGAAAAAGAAAGGCTTTCGTGCGTCCGCAAGTCGATGACGCGCGCACGAAAGCCCCCAAAAATTATTATTTAAAGGAGAAAAAATGTTATACGAAATAAA